TAGTTCTATTCGGGTGAATAAAAGCGTAATCACTTGTTAAGGCGATGCATGTATAAGGTCTGTTATGAAACGATCCTGTTAAGTCATCAACTTTGCGAAGGAAACAGAAACCTAAAGTGTCTAAGTTTACAATCGTTCCGTTAGATAAATCAACATAAAGTTGACCGTTAGCAAATGCAATGGTATCTAATTCAGTAGACGCAACTTGAAACTTACCTAACCATGCGATAGATTCAGATACTTTTGACAAAGCAACCGCGCCTAACATTTCACCTAAGTTTGTGATAGACTTGCCTGTAGCTTTAAATAAATGATTTCCGGTAGCCGCTCCGTCCTGACCAATTGTAACAGATACGTTTGGATCTGATAATAAGTGTAAGTTATCAGTTAATGAAGTGATGGCCACTGTAGCTGAAATTTCTCCGGCTAAAATAGTTTGCAAAGGTTTGTGAACGCCTTCTAAAGTAGTACACTGAGTTTGAATAGCATTACATTGAGATGTCGCAAAGGCTGATGTTTTTTGATAAATACCCATTTGTTTAATCTCACCCTGGGCATAATTTTGAATATCTACAATTTTAGAGAATGTACCCACATCGGCAGTAGCCTGAATAGAAACGTATAATTTTCCTTTAGGCTGTAATCTAAAGAACTCGCTAATATGGTAGTGTAAAATATCAATATCTGAAGCTATACCAAGAACAGTAGAGCCTGATCCTAAAGGCTGAGTTAATGTAGCTGTGCTAGTTCCTGTATTTGTAATAGCGTATGGCGTTCCTGTATTAGGAAAAATACCCTCGCCTCCTTTTGTGCTAATTAACAATGATCCAGCGGTATTATCAGCTGAAAAACCATGTGTTAAAGTTCCTGCGTTAATTTGGTTTTTATAAGCGGCAGCGGCAGTAGTTACAGTCGTTTCTTCACCTGAAACTAAAGCGTAAGCGGATAAAACAGTTTCCAAACCATCAATTCCGGTATACGTAATGGCTAATGAGTCACCAACCGCAGGAGTGCCAGCAATTAGAACCTTAGCAACTGCTTTAGTCTCACCTAAATGAGCGTCTGTAATTCCTAAATCTTCAGCATCCGCAACACTATAAACAATTTTAGTTCTGTCTGTAGAAGTGAATCCGGTTGGTAGAGTTGCACCGCTATAAAATAAAATCGAGCTTACGTAGTCAGTACCTGGTAACGGTCTGCTAAGTCCACCCTGACCTTTATTTATTGTAATATCATTTAATGCCATTATTTTCTAGTTTTTTTAACCGGTTGTTCTTCTTTTGAAGGCGTGTTACTCTCAAATATCCAGTACTTTTCTTTTTTACCTAAGAAGTATTGTTCCATTCTATCCTTATCGCTATTAAGCCAATAAAGACCGTATTGATTTACGAAAACAATCGAGTTCTCTTCTTTCGCTAAATGTGGTTCTGCTATTTTAATAGCTTGATTTTCTGTAATCATTTTGTGAGGGTTAAACAAGAGGGCTTTTTACACCCTCTTATGATAATTAAGCAGATTGAACAATTGCAACAACTCCCTTTTGAGTAGTATACATCAAAGTAGCGCCGTGCATTACTTCAGCAGAGAAAATAGAACCATAGTACTCCGGTAAACCTGAACCGTTAGATCCCGCGTTATAATAAGGTGTAATTGAACCTAAAGCGTGCGCTACAAAATTAGGATGGTAAGCTAAGATAGCTCCGTTATCGGCTACTCCAGGAGTGGTAATCGAACCGTCTCCGCTAATAGTTTGAATGACAGGCGTGGCTGTATTATCGTAAACTAAAACATCTGGGCGTACCATAATATCAAATCCCGCTACACGAGCCACAACGCCTGAAGGCATAACCGGAGAGCCGAACGCGTAAGCTGAAACGATACCGGAAATATTCATTAAGTCAACATTGTACATGTAAGAAGGTATCAATAAAATACGACCCGCACGTGGCACATAATCGTTATCTAAAATTTGATTAGCTGTATTAATATCGTTAATGGTTAACATTTTACGAGACCCTGTAGCTGTGCTATGAGGTAAGTTTAATGTAGAAGTAGATCCTGTAGTTCTTACTATGCGACTAGCGCCTGAAGGAGCCCACGAATATAATGTTTGAGTGGATACAACAAATTGTAATTGACTCATGATGTTTTGAAGTACCGATGCGCGTTTAGCGTAGCTAATTTGCAACTCTTCTAAGTTTGTGATTAAAATAGGGTCCGCGGTGTATTGATTTAAGTTGTAAGTCAACTCGCTATCAGCACGACTTCCGATAGTAGCCGGTAGCGTTGCTCTATTTTTCTCCACAGAAGGCTTAGCTCCAGCTTGCGGAACGTGAACAGTTTTGTATTTAACCCACATTGAATGGTCGGTAGCTGACTTCATAAAATCATTGTTTTGATACAGATTTTCTGAAATTTGACTAGACCAAACCTCTTGAAGCAAACTCATGTAAGCTACTTTAGGAGCTTTAGATTTTACACCTAATGCAATAAAAGCAAATTGAACTAATACACTAATAGCAGTAACTTTAAAGGCGACTTCTACAGGATTAGAGATACTCAATTGCTCAGAAAGCAAAGACGTAAGAATTAATGTAAGCAAAAACGCACTAACCATGTTAGTAAGTACCTTTGCGATGTTTTTTGATGTTTTCATATTTGTTTTATGGTTAGTTGTTAGTCTACTTGTATTTTAGCCCCGCATGGGTAAAAGTTAGTTCCGTTGTAAATAAATGCCTGAGACCAGGTTTTACCAGCCGATCCTGTTACAACCGGTGCTACAATAGCCCCTGTAAAAGTTGTAGTTTCGCTGGCAGTTGTTTTAATGGTTAAGATTAAAATTGTACCCGCCTTAACAGTCGATCCGGTAGTAACGCTAACAGTTGTATTAGCTGTTAATGTTGGAATTGAACCAACATAACTAAGACCGTTACCAACGGTGATGTTGTTAGTAGCTCCTACTCCTAAAGTAATATTTGTAGCTGCTCCCATTGGCCATTTTGGAGTAGTTTGAGCGTTTACTGTAAAACAGAAAGCTACGGCTAGAATTGCGATTAGTTTTTTCATTTTATTTTTTAAATTCTTTGTTATACATTTCTTGATAAACCTCAGGGGTTTCGTTTGCAATCTTTTGAAGTCCAGACGGATCTTCTTTAGACCATTTAGACCAGTTCCAATCAGAACGGTTATCTAAACCTCCCATTTTATTTTCAACTTTCGTGAAGTCAAAAGGCTTTTGAGATTGCTTGCCGTTACCTAACTTGCTTAGTAAATTAGCTGTAAAATCGAAGTTGTTAACAAGTGCTTCGACGGTAGCCGGCTTCTCGTCTGCTTTTAATTTACCTTCTTTTTCAAGTTGGTTAACTAAAGCCTCAGCTTTGTTTTTAAGAGCTACTTTTGCAGCAGCTTCCGATGCTGCTTTTTCATCTTCAATAACCGTTAATCTGTTTTTTAGATCGGTTAATTCTGTTTCTTTGTCGGCTAACTGTTTAGTTAAACTAACAATGGCAGTTTCTTGCTCTGACTCTTCAGCATCATTGCGAAGTTTCAAAAGCGTATTTATTTTGCTCATGTTTACGGGATTAATTAATTGGTTATACATTGAGGCTAAATTTTTCACCTCAGCTTTTTTAATAATTACTTTTTTACCGGTATTAACAATCTTATCAACAAATTTCTTGTTAATAAGAGTGTCGCTGTCCTTTTTATTAGAAGCGAAATACCACGTTTCCTTATTCATCAAGTCCTTAGCCTCATCTTCGTTCATTCCGGAGCGATTAGAAAGCATTTTAGCGATACTGGAATTAACCATATCACTAAATTGTTTGTCATCTGACCCAGAAACACCATGAACCATAAGAGTAGCGTAATCCATAATACTGCATTTATTAGCAGCCATAGCACACCATCCAGCAGTAGAAGCTGCAACTCCATCTATAAAAGACTCGGTTTCGACTCCAGCATTAATAATAGAGCTAAAAATAGCGTACCCGTCTAACACAGATCCGCCATCGGAATTGATACGAATATTGATTTTATTACAAACTTCCTTTAAATGCGCCATTTCGGAAGCGAAAACACTACCCGAAATACCCACTTCTTTGCCGTTACGCATAGAAAGACCAATAGGCTCATAGATTCGGATTTCTCCTACTCCATCTGAAATATTTTTGATATAACGGAAATCGCCCATTTTGATATTACAAAGTTATTTTATACATTTGCGAAACCCCCTTATTGTTACACTTTTCATGAGTCATAAAAATTCTGATAAACTAATAGAGCAATTACAGGAAAAGAAAAAACAATATTCGGTTAGGGTAACAACAAGGTTATCCGGATGCAAACTAACCTCTTACATAAACGGATCTAATAAGAATCACTTTATTGATGACTGCATAAGAAGGGAGTTTAATGAGAGTAGAATGTTAAGATACATTATTGACACTTATTATTCAGTTGTATCGAACCAACCTGAATTAAATAACTTAACCCCGAATGAGATTAAACAGTTTATAATTGATAAAATAAAGTTTTAAATATGACAGAATCAGACGAGCAATCCGCAATAGATTTTGAGGTCAGGAAGTTTAATAATAGACTTCGTAAACTAAACATGAATCATAAGTTTATTCAGGTAACCGGCGTAAAATTACAGATTAACCACCCGTCTGTAGTTCAATCCTATCCGTGGTGGATGTTTTGGAAAAGATGAGCGATGAATACGAATGTATATATTTTTGGGAAGATATTACTGTACGTGTTGACGGCAAGCCAATTAATACTGTTGACTTATTGTATCCTGAAATACCTGACCTAACCAATCTTAATAATGAGTTTGAGAAATAAACGAAACCCGAATACTAACACCTGATGAAATTAACCCCACATAACATGAAAAAATCAATTATCTTAATCGCTTTATTCGCGGCATCATGCTCTCCTAAACTAAGCGTTAATACGTTTACTCCAAATACCGGATACGCATGTAATAATCCTATATTTGTAAGAACAATGACAAAAGTCAGTTCTAATATGGGACTAGACTTATCACTATGCCAATTAACTAAAGATGCTCAAAATATGTCCGGAACAGAGGCATCTATTCAAAATGTTCATTGGGACATTAGAAACGGAATAAGAGTGTCTGTTATTTATGACGTTGTTATTTGTGAGTCTAAAAAGTGCTTATAATTATAGCCGCTTCTGAATAAATATATCTTCTAGCAAATTCATTAATAGCAGCGTCTCTTTCTGTATTTGTAGCTCCCATTAATAAGTATTGAGCATTCGGAACGTTTATTAAAAACCAAGGGTAAAAGTTTGGGATTCCGCTAGTTGAGTTGTTCACCCATATAAATGGAGCTGTATCTATAAAAAACCATTTATTTATAGCCTCCTCAAATACAATTATCTGACCATTGTATTTAACTCTCTCGTCGACTCCTATACATATTTCTTGTATCTTTCTCCAATTAGTTAGGCTTAACGTGTCGCCGCTAGGCATAACGCCAACAGACGAGCTAACTCTACACTCATAAACAGATCTGTTATAAAATATAATTCTATCGTATTTATTATAAGTAGTTGAGTTATCATAATGCGGATAGTCAGCGCCCTGGCAATAATCCTTTAAAAACGAATCATTCATGTATTGAACCGGACGTAATAACACGCGTAACCATGCTAACATTTTAGGTTCTCTTAATTGCGGAGGGGTTAATTCCTCGCTTGCTCTAAATATATTAAAAGTAAATAAACTCATACCGCAGTGAATGTTAATTTATCCGCCCATGTGAATGTTGCGGTTGTTTCTCCGATAGCGTGACCAGCGAATACTTCCAACTGGTCTAATAATGTAGTGTCGGCTGTGACCAATGCCGTGCCTCCTCCCCATGCAACTGAAGCCTTACGAATAGATAGGTCGTTAATGAAAATATTATTAAATCCTTGTACTCCCTGCAAAGAATCTATCAAGTCAACTATTCTAAAAGTACTTGTAATAGGTAGTGATGTTAAGTATGTGTTTAACGCTGCAGTAACATCTGCCTGGATAGTCGCATTATACTGACCATTGTATTTAATTGTCGCTTTCAGGTAAACTAAATCCGGATCTACGTTTGTTATTTGAATAATACATCCACCATATCCTATACCGTAACCCTTAGTCGTTCCGTCTCCGGTATTAGCCCAATAAGCCAATAAAGCGGCTTCCTCAGGAGCTGATAGCTTAACAGGAGGCGAGTCTTTAGCTACCTTTAAATAAACGATATTATTAACCGCTTTAGTGTTGCAAATCGTTACGATTCTTTTAGTCTCATCTACTGGTACGTAAGTAGGAACTAGATCCACTAACTGAATTATCTGAGGCGTAGTAGCATCATACTGAAATTCAAAGGTTTTAGAGCGAATCCAATAGGCGGTAGGAGCTACTCCATTTGCTAAAATACTTTCAATTTCAGCTTGCTTTCTATCCCAAAGGTTTTCTAATATACTTTGGCATTGCGCTACAATGTACTTCCATAGTTTTACAATAGAAGTATTAGAAGCGCTATTTAAATCGGATAGATCAGGCTGTGAGGCTTGCTCCTCATCCATTGTGGTAACTATTTCGTCGGTTGTTCTTGCCATTATTCTAAGTCGTTTTCTAACCAAGGGTTTACTAACACTACGTTAGAAAAATGGGAGCCAAGAAAACGAAATAGATATAGAACA